TGTTCGGCCTTTGATTCCGAATTATACTTCTCATTTATTAAATACTGGTATAATTTTAATTCTTTTGATAATTCTTTTTTAGAATTAAAATGTTCTTTTAAAATTTTTTCTGCAATAGATTTATTAGCAGACATGATTTCGGAAGTAATTTGTCTTACTAATAATTCAAATATGAAACCCGTATTTTTAAACTTTGAATGTTTTATTTTTTTCATCAATTTGTATAATTTGTCAGATATAAATATATTTTTATATTGGTTTAGTATTATTTTTTTAAATTCTCAGTTAAAATAGTTTTTTTATTACCTTTCATATCTTTAAATATTTCTAAATACGATTCTCTTGGTTTATATTTTACCGAACCTTCTTTAGCTTTAAGTGTTTTAATACCTAACGGGTCTCTTCCCTGTGGGTGGTCATCTTTACCATATCTAGTAAGGTCTTTAGGCCTTCCACCTTCATCATAATTATCTAATTCCGAATTTATATTATCTATTTCTTCTTCAACATTTGTTGTTCCTTCTGTTCCGGTTGGTTTAGCAGGGTCAATACCTTGAGTTTCAATTGATGTTAAACGGAATGATTGTTTTGTATCTTCTAATACTTGTAATGTCATTTCATCTTGTTCATCTTGAGCCATATTTAATATAGCCTTATACATCCATTCTTTAGAAACCATTTTAGTTTGTTGCATTTGTTGAATTAATGCTATTTTTGATGTATATAATTCAACCTTTTCTTGTTCATATATTTTTGATGGAATAGTTAATTCTAATGTAAAACTAGTCAATCTATCATCATCAATACCTTGTGCATATAAATGGACGATTGCAATCTTTGTTAATTCTGAAATAATTACTCTTTGTATTCTTTCAATTGTTTTTGCAAATCTAACATCCATTGCGGCAAGTGTTGCTTTACCATTTGTATCTTCTTCATATCCTAAATATGCTTTTGGAATTTGAAGTGCGGCCATCAATTTACCTTTTAAGTAATTGATATCATCAATCATATTATACTCCAAACCTTTTAGGGTATCAATAGATGTACCATTATCACTACCACGAACTGGCATATAATAATCTTCAATAAGGTTTTGCATATTATATTTCAAATTATACTCACCAGTTCTTTCATCCATAAATGGAACTTTTTTAGATGAGTTGATAATTTTTTGCATGTAGTTATCCACTTCGTTTGGTGGAATATTACCAACATCCACCTTAAAGATTCTCTTTTCAGGTGCTCTCATCACTCTATGAATTAACATTGCATCTTCCATCAACATTAATTGTTTCCAAACTCTTCTACCACCTTCAATCATTGATTTACCATATGGTAAGAAGTTTGCATCACCATTTAATCTAAAGTGTGCAATTTCGTAGTTTTCATATTCTTTTTTATTATTTTGAGAATATCCACTATTTGGGTTTTGATATGGTGCGTATATAAATTTAACTCGTTGTGGATTTTCAGGGTCAAATCCTTCAACTCTACTCATTTCGTAAGTAGATAATGGATTAGTATTTATAATACCTAATTCATCTGTCATTTCTAATTGTAAATAAAAATCACCATACTTAACTAAATTTCTAACCCATGGCCATAAATTAAATTCAATATTAAGTGTATCGTAAAATAAATTTTCTAATACTTGTTTAACCTGTTCGTCTTCGTGATGAATTTTTAAAACACTACCCATTTCATTTCTAGCAGTACATTCGTCTGCATATACATTCAATGCAGATGATAAAATTGGGTCTGTATCCATTGAGTCGTAATCTCTAAACAAATCAATTCTAACTTGTTGATATGCTAAAGATGATTCTACTTGTCCTGTTCCGTAATTTGTAACTTTTAATTTCATAAAACGGTCAACAAGATTAGTTGTCATATTTTGATACTCATCTGTATCAACTACTTTGACTCCTTTTGCCGTTTTTCTAACAATTGTATTTGTTGAAAATAATTTCTGTAACCTACTAAATATTGATTTATCTGCCATTTTTATATTATTCTATTTTTCTAAATATACGGAAAATTTTTGATTTTTCCAAATATTACCATTTTCTACAACTCCAATATCTTGCTTTTGTTCTTGGTCCTGGATTTGCACAATTATGTCTAGCTCTAAAAGATTTTCTTGCTTTTGGATTAGATTTTCTTATTTTCATTGTTTTTTCACCCTTAGCCGCTGCTGATGTTCCACCATGTCCAAAGTTTACTTTAACAACATTACCTGCAGGATTCTTTACATATACTTTGAATTTTTTAACATCACCTCTCATTGGTTTTCCTAAAGGAACATTTCTACCTTGGTATTCTGCCTCAGTCATACACTCACATGTTGCCTCAGATAGTTCTGTATTATATTCTCTTATAAATTTAATAAAGTCTTTAAAATCATCATAATTGTCTACATCATATTCTTCTGGTTCTACTTTACCATAATTTACATCATCATCAGAATTAATATCCTCTTTTACAGGTACACAATTTGGTACCATTTTACCATTTTTCATTTTACCACCTACTTCTTTATATCCATCCCAGCACTCACATAATGCATTAGATTCTCCTTCATTACATTTTTTCCAACCACCACCTTTTCCTTTGTAGTTTTTTGCAGCCCATCCATTTGCATAAGCTGATGGATAAACATCAAATTTAGACTTAGCTGCAGATTTAGATGCAGACCATTTAGCCGGGTCAGTTGGGCAATTCTTTTCTAAAAATAAATTTATTTTTTCTTCTATGTTCATAGTTTCATTTTTTGGTTTTGTTGAAACATATATTGGTTTTTTACCTTGTCCACTACTATCTTTACCACCTCTACCTGCTTTATTTTGTGCAGCTCTTTTTCTACGAGTTGCACTTTCTTTTTCTTTTTTACTCATTCCGGCAGCTTTTGCTGCAGGAACACATTTAGCATATCCACTCTTTTTTCCCGAAGTTCCACATGGTGGATGTTTACCATCAACTTTTTTGCCGATGTTTACCCATTTTTCTTTAAACCACTTATTTAAATCTTCGTTCATTTTACAATAGTTTCACTATATAAATATAAAAAAATTACTTAAGTAACCAAGTTAGATTTTCTTTCTCACCTTTACCTAAATCCATTTCATACGGATTACCTTGTTTTTGCCAATTTGAGGTGTATACTCCTGAATTTGTATTTATGGTAGTTGCGTTTAACATATTTTTTGTCAAATCTATTCCTTCTTGTTTCAAACGAAGTGCCGTATTACGAACCCAAAGTCCAATACCCAATGCCATAATAAGGTCATCATTATATCCCTTCATTGCTTCTGCTCTTCCATTTTGCCAAATGAATGTAAACATTTCATCTATCAATCTACTTGAACGAATTAGAATGTCTTTATCATTCATATATGTGTCTAATGCCGAAATGATAAGTGGACGAGTTTTACTGGTTGTAGAAAATCCTGCAACCATTTGTCTCTCATCTCTATAATATTTGTTTGACATTTGTCTTTCAGTATCAATATATTTCAAATCATTACTCATATAGAATAAGTTTTGATATCCTCTATTGATAATTTGTTGAATACATGCCCAACCTACATTTGAGTTTTCCACTACTAAAAGTGCATTATTATATTCGGTTGCCAATGATGTTAAGAAGTTTCCAAAATCTTTTGTATCAATTTTACCTCTATATTCTGCAACTTGTGATGAATCTTCAATGTCTATAACTTGTGCAGTGGAATAGTCAGCTCCGTCACCTCTAGCGACATCGGCAGATATCATATATGCTCTATTATAATTTGGATGTTCCCATACCCACAAATTACTATCAAATCCTCTTTTTTCAACGGGTTCCATTACATAGGTATCTTTATACCAAGTTAATAATGGTGGTTCAAATACTGTATCACCCGAACCAACAAAGTCACAATCACATTCCTGTGCTGCACCTTTAACTCCTAATATACGAGTTTGTTCATCTCTCCATGCCTGGTTTCTTTCTGGATGTTTTGTCCAATGTAAATTTATATTATTAAATCCGTTTGAACCACTTTCACCATCTACCCACATTTTATGAAACCAATTACCCACACCATTTGGAGTAGATAATACAATTGCAGCACCACCTGTTGATAAAGTTGATTGTGCTGATAACCAAATTTCATCGATATCTCTAATAAATGCTGCTTCGTCAACAACTAATAGGGATAGGGCTTCCGAACGGCCTGCATCTGGAGAACTTGCGATTGCTTTTACTTGTGAACCATTTTTTAATTTAAGGGAAAGTTTATTATCTTCAACCGATGAACTACCACCATCTCTTAACCAAATAGGAAGTAAGTCGTGCATAACTCTCACCTTCTCTACCAGATTCTTAGCTACGGTTACTTTGGTTGCGATTACCAACGCATTATAATCTTGGTTGAATAACATCTTCCATAAAATAAAGCCTGCAGATAAGGTCGATAAACCCAACTGACGGGATTTAAGAATAATGTTAAAACGATTTTCTTTAAAGTCTGTTAGACATTGTTCCTGGAAAGGATAAAGGTGAAAGGGAATTTTTCCTCTCACCGGATGCTGAATGATACAATACTTCTTCATGAAGTAAATTGGGTCTAACGCACACTTGCGATATTCTTCAGCTATTATTTCTTTTAATGTTTTCTTAGGTTGCCCTTGAACTCCCATTATTTTTTGAATTTAATCTTCCAATATACACCAGCACCAACATATGGTGACAATGTTCCGTTGGTTCCGTCTGTTACTCTATTTGCAACACCTGCACCTAATTGGTAAATCTTATCTTTTTTAGTTTTTACAATAACACCTGCTCCTATATTTGATACAACATCTGCTTTGTTAAATCCACCATTAAACCCATAGTATACTTGTGTTTTAGGTAATTCTTTAACAATAAGAGTTTCTTTAATAGTTCTTTCTTTTACTTTAGCATCGAATGTTCTACCCATAATTTTGTTTTGTGAAATTGTATCAGTTACAGCCACAGTTCCCAATGAATCAGGTAATACCAATACATCTTTGTATAATACTTTTGAATAATAGTCTTTTAATAATGCTTGAGTATCCACTATTGCAGGGATTACTACTTCTTTTTCAACAATTGTTTCGTGATAGATATCTTCACCCTTCTTAGTTACAACTTTTGTTTTAACAACTTCAAATGTATCAATGTCATGTTTAATAACTTCATATTTTTTTCCTTCAATTCTGACAGTTCTACCTGGCATCTTTCCACCTGGGTTAAAATACTCTAATAATACGATTACTACTAATACTGCAATTGCAATGTTTTTTAAATTCAATAATTTTTTCATAATTTTTATTTTTTAATTAATTCTGGATGATTTAATTCAACCAATTTTTCTTCTAATAATCTTTTTCTTTCTATTAATAATTCAATAGCGGTATAAGTACCATCTATATCATTTTTTAAATCTTGTTTTACTTTTTCAATATCCACACCCCATGTCCAAGTTTCAGTTCTACCATCTTCAGTGATAATTTCCATTTGTTTTTTAATACCACCCAAAGCTTCCTCATACCTATCTTTTAATTCTCTAACATAAGCAAGTTTGTTTCTTGTTATCTTATAATCTTCGTAGAAAGGATATGTTCCGTCTTGTTTTAATCCATTTTCGAATTTTGCAAGGCAAACTATACACATTCCTGTTTTACGAATTAACTTTTTGTCTGCATTACTATATGTTTCCGTTTTACAATCTTCAACCGAACATGTACTCATCTTTTGTAAAAATTGTCTTACATTGTCCATTTGAGTGACTGCAACTTTGAAACCTTCTTTTTGTTCCCACTCTTTACCATCTTTATCAACCCAAATTTCACCCACTTCTCTTTTTTGTTCAACCTCACCTTCATAACCAAAATGAGTTTGATTATTATCCGTTCTTCCAAAAACCGTGTCTATAATGAGTTTACGAGATTTGTGCATCCCTTTTGATTTCTCATCAAAACTTTTTCTTTTTGCCATATTTCTATACTTTTATAACTGTTTGTTTATACTATATATATCAAAATAATCTATCAAAAATAAATTTTTTATTTTTTCATAGCTTGTTTTATTAGACCAA